AGTATCAAATTTAAATTCTATGTTATTCTTTTTACATGAATGGTTAAACTTTGCTAGAATAGGTAATGTTAAAGGTCCATATTGAAACCCTTCAAATGCATTATATATATATATTTTGCATAATAAAATTCTATAACCCGTTTAGAATATTGTTTGAAAAAATCTATAATGCTAGATACTTGTGAATTGTGTGAATTATGTTTTTTATCTGTATCTAGATAGTTAATAATCTTATGTATATTTTTTATAAGTGTATTTGGATTGAATCTGTCAAAGTCACGTGGATATAGTTCTTTTATATAGTCAGTATCCATTTGTTCCATATATTTTTTAACAACTTGTAATCCACGATCGATATCATATTCACCATATAAACCACATTTTGGATATTCTATTAGAATTGTTTCACTTTTTTATATTTCTAACTGCTTTCACAGAATAATAATCTGCAGTTTTTGTGATTACTATTTTCGATGTGTTTATGTTTATATTGTCATTTATAGCATGTGTATTTAGTGTATCAAATTTCATATTCATATATGTTTTCATATTTCTATTTATTATCAATCAATGTTTTATACCTTTGCACATTTAAAACGCCAAAAGCCCAATAAATGTACAAATGTGTAAAATATGGTATAAAAATTGGCGTTTTAAATGTGCAAAGGTGTAAAAACTTTAAAATTTTGTTCAATTTTTGTTAATTTTTATGTTTTTCTAAATATTAATATTTCTTTTATTTTTTCGTTTAATTTGTTAGTATGAACTTCTAATTTAATTGTAATATATAAGTAATATAAAGATGGCAAATTTAAATTTAAAAAAGTTTGATATGAGTTCTATACCAAAAGGCTCAGTTATCGCATTAATTGGTAAACGTAACACTGGTAAATCGTTCTTAGTCAAAGATTTATTATATTATAAGCGTGATATTCCTATAGGAACTGTTATATCTTCATCTGAAGGTTCTAATCGTTTTTATAGTGATATGATGCCTTCATTATTTATTCACGAAGAATATAGTCCTGAAATTATAGGTAATTTAGTAAAAAGACAAAAGTTAGTGCAATGTATGGAAAAAGCAATATCGACCCTTACGCCTTTTTGATCATGGACGACATGATGTACGATGCCCAGCGTTGGCTTAAGGACCCTAGTATAAGAGATATTTTTATGAACGGTCGACATTTTAAATTAATGTTTTTACTTACTATGCAGTTTGCACTTGGAATTGTTCCTGCAATGAGAACCCAAATTGACTATATATTTATTCTCAGGGAAAATATTCTATCTAATCGTAAGCGTTTATATGATCATTATGCGGGTATGTTTCCAACCTTCGAAATATTTTGTCAAGTTATGAATCAATGTACTGAAAATTTTGAGTGCTTAGTTATCAATAATCTTTCAAAAAGTAATAATATCACAGATCAGGTTTTTTGGTTTAAGGCTGACTCTCACCCATCATTTAAACTAGGTGCACCCGAATTTTGGCAATACCATTCGCAAAATTATTCTGAAGGTGGTGGTGATGATGATGAAGATGATATTGATATTAATAACATAAAGAAAAAAAATACTATTGCAATTAATGTCAAAAAATCTTATTAAATCTTCATTGCTTTTTAACTACAAATACACTACATTTATTTATTCTATTTATTCTATTTATTCTTTATTTATTCTTTATTTATTCTTTATTTATTGTTTTAACTATTTTCTCTATTGATATTAAGTTAAAATTAAAATATTCGAAATGGTTGTTAAAAAGCATACGCGTAATAATCGTACTATATTAGTTAAAAAATATAATCATAAAAATCGCAATCACAAGCATAATAGAACTCATAAATTAAATAAGAATACAAATAAGAATATTAATAAAAATATTAATAAAAATATTAATAAACATTCGAAAAGTAAAACTCGTAAATTAGTTAGACAATATGGTGGTGGTAGTGATATTGATATATATTACAAAACTGGTCTTATAGGCAAAATTAATGCAAATACAATTGGTGAAAAAGATATTACTTACTCTGCGAATTTAGTAAAAATTCAGTATACAAAACTTCACGACTTACCAGAAATTAAAGTAAAAACAAATGGAAGTTATAAATTAGAGTTTTATTGTAAAGAATATACATTAACACCAAGTAGATTAGAAGAACCTTTATTTGCAACATGTACTGTTACACGTTCTGGTATACTCTTTCATTCACAAAATGTAAGTATAACATATAGTAACTTTAATCCTATTAAAAAATTTGCAGATATAAATAAATCAAATGCACTAACAATAATAATTAAGATTTCAAAGGAAGACGCAAAAAAAAGGGGTACATATATCTTTAGTGAAAAAATGTATTTTAATTTAAAACCCACAGACTAATATATTAACCTTTAACACATATGCTTTGTAAATTTTTTTCAATATTTTTTCATAATGCATTCTAGAATAAGTTTCTAGAATAAGTTTCTAGAATAAGTTTCTAGAATAAGTTTCTAGAATAAGTTTCTAGAATAAGTTTCTAATACAATATTAGACATAACACATTTCCCAGAATGTCTGGTCAAATTCGTGCGGATGGTATAATGGATCCTGATGGAAAATATCCAAATCCCCTTACAGGAAAACCTTATAGTAAGCAATATTTTCATAATGCAGCAAACTGGAGAACATATACACCTTGGAAAGACCGTATGGATATATTCCGCAAAATACATAAATATAACATTCTCCTTACAATTATCCCCCCAGGTACTGGAAAAACTGTTATCTTACCCAAATTACTTTTACATTATTTTGGATATCAACGACCAATAGTATGTACTACTCCTAAAAAAGCAACTACTAGTAATGCAGGTGAATTTGCAGCAAAATGTTTAGATGTACCCATTTATGCTGTAGATGATAAAGGAAATGATATATCTAATCCAAATATTAAAAATAAATATCAAGAAAATCGTTATGATACTGGTAATAGAATTATAGGATATAAATATCAAGGCAAAAATATGAGTAATCCCAACACATTATTATTATTCACTACAGATGGAACAGTAAAACAAATGATATTGCAAAATGATCCTAATCTTTCTAAATATGGTGGGGTAATTATTGATGAAGCCCACGAACGTAGTGTTAACATTGATATAGTTATTGCATTATTATTAGATATTGTACATCGTCGTCCAGATTTCAAAGTCATTATTATGAGTGCGACAATAGATAGAAGTTTATTTACTGATTATTTTAAACGGGTTAATTTAGGTAATGCATATTCAGTATATGAAGTTGAAGGGTTGCAACCACTTTATAAACGTATAGAAGTAAAAGAATTCAAAAAAATAGATCAAATGCAATTTGTTGATGTAATTTATAAAAAAATTAATGAAATTATTCTTAATCCGGCATTACCTGTTGGTGATATTCTAGCATTTGTTACTAGTGAATCAGAAACAAAAAAACTCAAAAATAAAATAGATAATAATTTACGAAATTATCCTGTAAATAATAAACCATATGCTATTGCATTTAGTGCAACTATTTCAGATACTGATAAATCCATTGCGGTAAAAGAAGATGCATTAAAAACTGATGTAAAACCTACTTCGGAAGCTCCACAAGGTTATAACCGCAAGGTAATTATTGGTACGAATGCCGTAGAAAGTAGTGTTACATTTGGTGATCCATTAAAATATGTAATTGAATCTGGGTTAGCTTATGAAAAGAAGTATGATGCTAAAAATTATTGTTATACAACAGGTAAATTTTATGTATCACAGGCTAGTATTGCACAGCGTTGTGGTCGTACTGGTCGTACTTGTGATGGTCATTGCTTACAATTATATACTGCGCCACAATTTAATACATTTCAAAAATTTACTGATCCTAAAATTCTAGTTGAAGACTTTACAAAAGAATTATTAGGACTTATATGTTTATCTATTAATGGTAATTTACAAAAGGCATTAGATTTTATTTATCGTATGATTGAACCACCCGTAAATTATAAACATTCTATTGCAAATGCATATAATAATTTAATTAATATGGATTTTATTGATACTGCTGGAAATTTATTACCATTAGGTCGTGTATGTAATAGTTTTAGTACATTTGATATTAAGATAGCAAAAATGTGTGTAGGTGGATACTATTTAGGTTGTTTATATCATTGTATTGTATTAGGTGCAATTTTATCGACTGTAATGAGTATGGAGGATATGTTTCAAAAACCTTTTAATATGGATGAGGATCCTGAATTACAGAGACAATATGAAGCTAATATTATAAGACAAAAGAATGATATGGGTGATCATATCACATTATTAGCAATTTACCTTAATTGGTTATCTTCACCTGATCCAATGGCATATGCATCACAGAATGGCTTAGAAATACGCACTTTAAGAAATATTCAAACTGCATATGAAAGTTTATATAATGAAGTACAAAAAATGGCTATCGATATAAAAAATCTAAATTTATTTGATGTTCCTCGAGAAATTCTAGCATTCGGTGGGGGTCGATATCAAGATACACAAGATACCCAAGATACCCAAGATACCCAAGATACCCAAGATACCCAAGATACTCAAGATAGTGCTAATGTTATATCTGATAGTATGTCTGATAGTATGGATGATAGTATGTCTGACAGTGATAATGAAATGGATGATATAAGTATTCCAAGTGAGGAGGAATTAGTTAAAATGTATGGTGGATATTTAGATCAAAGTAATTCTGGAATGAGTAATAATTTTAAAAATAATTTAACA